TCGGATGTAGGTAAATTAATTTCCGGCATTATTAAACCTCCTCATAAACAAAAATTAAACCATCTTCATTTGCGTTTGGTTTAAATCCGTATTTGTAGTTTCCATCTGCTGTTCGGTGTGGCATACTTTCCGCCTCATGCGTCGTAAGCTTTCTTTTATTTTCATTGATTCCACCGGCTAATGTCTTATCGACAGTCTCTAATTCAGGGATAATAGCAGAGCCATCTTTCAACTCTCCGACTGCCGCATCGATTTTATCGGAGTTCTCATTTAAATCTGCAACATTTACATATTCGATACCCGCAGGTTTCTTTAAATCTAACCTTGGTGTATTCTCCAATCAAATCACCTCTTCCGTTATTCTTAATTCATCCCAGGTATACTTGGCCACATCATTCCACGTTAAATGACTAATAGAATCCCAGGTATTGTACGTAAATATATAAGTTAATCCCAAGTGCGCCGGGATGATGATATCGAGCGCCTTCTTAAGCCCCGGTAGATTGTCTGGAGCACCACGAGTACCGACAAATCGAACCTCGTATAAGCCAACTGTTTCGGTTGGGTTCACTTCTACTTCGCCATTGCTATACCCACTGGCTACAATTTTTATTATTTCCTCTGTAGTTTGCGCAAACGACGCACGGTTGCGACTGCTAATTTGTTCGCGTCGCTGTCGATAATCTAAATCGTTGATAGGCTCAATACCTAAATCCCTTTCATAGATATTCAACCGCTCGATAGCGGTATCCAAGAACATGTTCCTGTTCACAATTTCGGTATCTTGTTCCAGTCGCCTGAACTCTTTGTCGTAAGCACCAATGATTTCATTGAACGCTCTTGAACCACGTTCATATTTTGGTAAATAGTTGTTTAACATAATGGTTTTATAGTCGCGATTGCTGACTACAATGTTTACAATCATTTCTGTTCGTGTGCGCACGATTACAGGTGACTGGACAATCTTCACGCCTGTTGCCGTCATGTCAGTATAGGTTGTTGCAGTTGTATAGGAACGCTCCACTGCCACGCCTGTGGAAGATTGCTCTGTTTCGGTGTCCATCAGTGCTAGGCGAAAATCCATCCATTGATAAGCGGACAAGTCATCCCATGTTAATACACTGACGTCTTGCCATCGATAGCCTGGTAATACAGTCATTTCATCACCTCAATCTAACGATCAAGTAATTTTTAGGAATCTTGTATTGACTGGATACGTCAATTGTTTTGACAAATTCTGCAGGTGACATGAACAGCATATTGCCAGCGGTTGCTGCATCGAATATCGCAATGTGGGTAATCTCTCCCCACACTTCTTGAGCGATTGGGAAAAGGATATCTGCGTTATTACTCGTTTGACCGTCTGCAGCCGCTGCAAACGTTACAGGCTTCCGTGTGTAACTCGCCTTCGCTACTTCTACAGCGCCGCTGAATAACGCTACGTGTACGCCTGTCAGCTCTTGATTTAACACTTTGTTTTTTAGATAGGTTGTCATATTATCCATTAACTCACACCCCCAATCACAGCGACCTCTTCATTACCAACCGGAACGTTTCCTGTTCCCAAATTTACAAGTAGATTTTCATAGTCCAACACACCATCAGTTTCCAAGATGATGCTCCCTATTTTCGCGTAGGAAATATACGACGCTTTAAACGCGACCGATTGAAGATAACCGGATACGTTACTTGCAATTCGGGACTTTACTTCTACTACCTCGTAACCTTCTACGAGTGTGATTGTCGCGGATATGTCTATCGGTTTCGAAGTTGCACTCACAACAGTCACTGTGGCACCGAAAGGACGTTCCTTCTCAATATAGGCAGCTGTAGCATTTACCAAGTCGACGCCGGCGGGCAATCCTACAGAGTCTACAATAATCACTTTCACAGTGAGTAAGCCATTCCATCGCGGAATAACTTTCACGCCACCCACTCCAGCGACTTCTTTTGCCCATTGCTCATAATGATATTTATTACCTGATTTTGCCGGCCTTTGTAGTTTTTCATAATAGCGACCTAAAAAAGTTTCATCATTTTCTTCATCATATCCATTTGTGATTTCATAAGGATTGTAAACATCCACGACGCCGACTACAGAAGTGGGGAAATCATTTATAGCATTTACTGGAACGTTACCAATAGAGCCGTCTATGGTCGCTTTCACATTCACAGTAGCTCGTCCTGTTTCATCTAGCGTTTTACTTTCAGTCACTGCAAATTCAACATCTCCGGCACTTACTAAAGCGCCTTCTTCTATTACAGTACCTGCTTCACCAGATATGACGACTTTTCCTTCTGCAAATGTTGAAAGCCTTCTTGTCAACCCAGTGCGTTGATAGATAAACCTCTCCAACTCTCCGCCTTCCAGATTCTCTATATCTATTTTTCCGCCAATATACTCTACATTTCTATAAGCAGTAAAAAACTCTGTCGCTGCAGCAGATAACGGATCATGCACAAAACTATTTTCGGATTTATCTTCTGTATTCGAGATATGATTCAGCATATCTGCTGTAATCTGTTCAGGCGACCTGTTCACTGTATTCCACCTCCCCGTATGGAGTGATAGCTGTAAACGATATGGTTAGTAAATTATCGAAAAAAACAATTTCTACCTCATTTATGTCTGTCACATAATCGCTTAGATTGTACTCGATTGCCTCTCTTATATACCGTTCGGCTTCACTATTAATCAAATCTTGTGTATATCCTCGTCCTATAAGCTCAGTGATTTCACTTCCATAATCCCAAGTGAATATGACTTCTCTAAATCTTACGGTTTTAAATAATTTCCAAAGCCATATTTTTATAGCTTCATTCCCAAACACAAAAAACATTTTTCCGTTTTTGTACCGGAAATCTTGCTTGTCAAAATCCCAAGCATACTCTTTTGCTAAAGGCAGTTCTGTTTCGAGCTCTTCAATCGTTTCTTCGGTAGCTTCAATAAACGGGAATATATCCACTTCTGCCATACGCCTACACCCCCCTAACTCGCGCTATAATGATATACAGTTGCTTGTCAGCCGTCTGTAATATAGCTAATTGATCGCCAACTTTTATACCGTCTGTAAATACCATAGTTCCTGAATCACTGCCATTCGGAATATACCTGTTAGTTTTATAATCTCTTTTATACTCTTCTAGGAGATAGTCGGAAACTAATACATTGTCCCGGTCAATCGGCAAATCACCGATTGTTATTTTCAACGGTGAAGCTGAAACGACCTCTCCAATCCTCACGTTATCCGTTGCTCTATCTATTACTTTGTTTTTACCTTTAGTTATTTCAAGTAATTTACTATAAGGGTTTTCTTTCATTGTCATATCCCCTTTATCCTGTACGCATAATCGAATCTATTACCTAATGAGCCATAAGCAACTTTCATAATAGAATATCTCGCTTCAAGTGTTCGGTTGCCACCCATATAGATAGCCACGTGACCTCTCTGCCACAGTATATCCCCTCTACGTATCTGCGAACGTGCCACTTTAGTAAAGCGTCCATCGCTGTGTATAGAGCGTGTGGTCAAGTGAGCGTTGTTCGTAATGCCTGCCATCTTCATAGCACGCCCGACTAAACTAGAGCAGTCAGCAGAACTTGGACCCATTCGATTAGGTTGTGAATACCTATAACCCAACATACTTTCAGCAGCACTAATAAACTTACTTAGTTTATTAGTACCGACTACATTACCACCACTAGAACTGCCACTCGAAGAAGAACCGCTACCTGAGTTATTACTCGCTTCTTGCTTTGCAATTTCGTCTGGATCTTCACCAGCGGCCTGCGAGTCCATAATATTCTGGAATGCTAAACCTAAACTCATCTTGTGCTGGCCATTTTCGAAATTATGTTCATCATTTACAATATAAAATAAACCGACCAATCCCGTATGTTCTTCTTGTATTCTTACAGCATTACCTGTTATACAATCCCAACTACCCAATGCAACTATTGATGCGGTTTTCTCAATCCCTTTTAGCAAACTTCTAGCGCCATCCTTGCCATCATCTCCGCTGTACACATCTTGCAAACGTCCAGGCACGCCTTCAAGTTTGACCTCACCTTTGTACTTGCCATCTTGTGTGTATATTTTGACAACGTTAATAACACTCTCTGCGCTTTCACCGTACTTAGCGTCAATAATTGAAGTTGAAGGGTCTAATACATAGGTTGCTATTTGTTTGCCTTTTTCCTTTATGTTTAATTTACCTTTATCCATTAGAGGGATGTATTGCTTTTTTGTCTTGTTACTTTCAAATGTATAAGCAGTCATGATGATGTTATAGATCTCTTCACCGTCAAATATCCTTTTGATAGGACTGCCAATGGGGATGTTACCAGTGGGGATGCCGAAATCTTTACATACTCTTCTGGTAATCGCGCCTGGTGTCACGTTTTTAAAATTGTAAGTACCTTTACTTTTAAGAAAGTAAATAAGCCCATCGTAACTAACAACATCTATCTCGTTGTTAGACAAGGACTTGTCTTTGGCAAAAACATAACCTCTATATTTTTCAGTGTCACCGTCTTTCATCTTAATCATATCGAACATTTTAAGATTTAAAACCGGTATGTTTTTATCAGTTGGCGATGATACAATGCCGAAAGTAAGAACTCTTGCTACTTGCTTGTCATCTCCGCTCCATTTTACAGCCGTGACGAAATCAGTTATGTCCACTTCGCTTCCATTAGTAACATGAATGATTTTAATCATATGATCAACTTCTGTCCGGCAATTAATTTGTTAGGGTTTTTAATTTTGTTTTCTTTAGCTATTTTTTCATAGTTCATAGCATTACCTGTTTGTTTCTGAGCAATCAACCAGAGAGTATCACCTTTTTTAACGGTATACGTTTTCTTCTCTTTTGTTTTTGTTGGGGCGGGCCTTTTCGTTTTCGCTTCATTTTTTGTACTGTTATTCTTCGTTTTTTTGATTCTGACATATTCACTTAATAGTAAAGTGTAATAGACATCTTTAGTACCGTCTCTGATGCCGTGATCGAAATTTTCAATACCAACTTCCATGTTTACACCAGTTTGAGTAATAATTAATCTCAAGGGCTTACCAGACGATTTCCATTTTTTGATTAACTCTACGCATTTCCAAGGAGGTGGGAAACCTTTGTAAGCAACAAAACTGTATTCTTTCGAAGGAAAAAAGGATACGATATCTACTTCTTCTAATTCGCTTTTCCCTAATAAATTTATCATTCCAATAGTATTGATCATTACTTTTTCATTAGTGTTACTGCTTTTCACTTCAAATTCTTCAGGCAAGACAGGTAGCCTAAACCTTTGATCATCCATACTTAACCAAATCTCCATTTAAAACTACCTCCTATACCATATTGAAATCTACAGCTTCTAATTTTTTAACGAGCATTGTTGCTATTTTATCAATATCAGATTCTTCTCTTACTACAATGTGATCTGCCAACTTTGCAATATTTATTGACCATTTGCTCTCATTCTTGGTAGTGGTCGTTGCAGAAGTAGTGTTATTTATTACACCGCTACCTCGATAGCTCTCAGCTTTAGGTCTAGGGAGTACGGCTTCATATTTATGCAGTTCGGAAACATACTCATTCTTGGTAGTGGTCGTTGCAGAAGTAGTGTTTTCTACGACATTCCCTTTACCTTTTCGGTAACGTTCTGCTTCAGACTTAGGTAATATTTGCTCGTCCTTATGCAGTTCAGCCACATACCCGTCGTAAGGCACTCTGCGTAAACCAGTAGCGTGGGAGCCTTGGATTAAACCCTCACCGCCGAATACTTTTGGTATGCCTATCTTCGGCATTTTAAAATTACTGACAGAGCTTTTAAAGTCATCCCATTTATCTTTTAGCTTCCCAAAGAAGTCCAAGACAGGCTGCATGGCTGTCAGTATATTTTCTTTCATCGATGCAAACTTTTCTTTTGTTGTTTTCCATAGGCTGACTGCAGTTGCTTTGATTTTATCCCAGTTTTTATAAACTAAAATTCCCACACCGATCAGAATACCAAACGCTGTAATAACTAAACCTACAGGGTTAGCGGTCATAGCTGTATTTAATAGCCATTGCTTAGCAGTCATAATTCCAGTTACTGCGGATTGAGCCAATGTCGCAAGCTTCCAAATCCCAAAAGCGGTAGCGATACCAATAACGAATGGTTCAATTACTGACCAGTTATCGACAATCGTATGGTAAATATCCATTGCTCCGTCCACCATATCGGAAAGCGCATCCACAACAATCGGAATACCTTCTTGTCCTAACCAAGTAAAAACTGGTTGGGAAGCTTCATATAACCCACTGATTTTTTCTCCGATGGTTTTGAAAATATCACGCATGCCTTCTAAGGTCGGCTGATTATTCATTACAGCTTCTTTAATGGCGTTAAATACATAGGTTCCTTTGTCACCGAGCCATCCGATAACGGAACCTACGGCATCGAAAACGGTAGTGAACATAGCCTGTGCAACCGGAAGCTTATCAATTGCGAATTCCATAAGCCCTTGAAAGAAGGGCATCATCCCGGCAATCGCTTTTACCCCGAATGCCTGTACGCCCCGGGTCAGATCGTCCCAGGTGTCGTTGAATTTTTCTGCAGCTCCCAGCGTATCTTCCCCGATAACAAAACCTAATTCTTTCGCGTTCTTTTGCGCGTCTTCCATCGAGAGAGATCCGTCTTGTATTGCCGGCATTAGTTCCTGTGCAAGTTTAGTACCGAATAACTCCGATGCAAGAGCGGCTTTGTCTTGTTCATTCGTCATTTTGGATAAAGCTGTGACTGATTGAGACATTGCATCCTCAGTGGACAGTGTGCCATCTTTCACAGCGGTCATATCAATGCCAAGCGCTTTTAAAGCTCCGGTGTACTTCTCGTTACCGCCTCTAGCTTCACCTACACGTTGATTCAATCGCTTCATCGACTTTTCCATATCGTTAGTAGATACACCGTTTTGACCTGCCCAGTAATCCATCTCTTGGTAAAAGTCAGATGATACACCCATTTTTCTGGACGTTTTAGCTACGTTATCGAAACCGTCTGTTACCTTCTTAGTCATAGCGAATGCGGCTGCGGTGGCTCCAACAGTTGCAGTACCAATAGCTGCTATTCCGATGGCAGCAGTTTTACCTGCTTTTTTCAGGCTTCCTCCGAATGACGAACCTGCTTCACTCGTTTTGTCTAATTCATCTTTTAACTTACCTGTAGCACTTGCCGATTCTTTCACACCTGATGTGAAAGCATTGTCTTTTAGTTCTAAGATAGCGCCTAATATATAACTCACTTTTTCACCTCGTTTTCTACAGTGAAAATAAAAAGGGACGGATATTAACCCATCCCCATAGCTTGCATTTTCTTCTTTTCTTCATCTTCTGCTACTAACATTGAAGCATTATAAAAATACTTATCCATTTTTGATAGGCTCAAGATATAATCATGAGTAAAACCCTTCTGAAGATAGTAATGAATTAAATATAGATCACCATCTTCAGTGATTAGTTTTTTATATCATCTACTACCTTTACGCTGTTGCCATAGCCAGCGAGATTAATACAAGCTTGAGCAATTCGCGAAACTTCTCCAGGCTCGAAAATGGCATGGACGATTTCCATCGGGTTATGCTCAACGCCATACTCTTTGTGCAGTTCTGTAGATTTTAAATTCGGCTCAATGACACATTCATAAGTCGTGTATTCGTCACCACCGTCCCCTGCCATTTCCATCGCATCCACAACTAGTGATTTTTCCGGCTGTTTGATCTTGATATGCGAATCAAGCGATTGAATATGGAGCGTCTGCTTCTTCTTGTTTTTTCTGTTATTTTTAAGTTCTGCTTTACGTTTAATTAATTCTTTGATTGAAATCGGCTGTGCCATTCTAATCTCTCCCTTTTTATTCAATAGTTTCTTGGATGTCCACACTAGAAGCGGTATATCCGAATGGATATTCTCTTTCGCCCATCTCACCTCTAGCAAAAGAAAGCAAGATGATTTCATTGAACCATACGTTATTGATTGTGATACGTTCCTTTTGTCCACCTGTAGCATCTGGGTCATCATTGAGTCCTGTTAATGTGGAGCGCGGATCCTTCCCCTCATTCCAAGCTTGAAGAAGTTTCTTGATACCGCGGGAATATACTTTCTTCAAAGTCATAGACCCCTCACCTGTAAGACTGATCAGCTTGCTATCTATATCCATAGAAGCTCCGACGCTGACTTCTTCTCTATTTGCTACAATCTTAGATTCGAACGATTCCACTTCAAAAATCAATTCTCCATCCCACCAGAGTTTGGCGTGCTTACCGTTTAACACCCGACGGCCTTCTAAAACAGTCATTTAATCATCCCTTTCTTTCCTTACGAATTTATACCGCTATATCGAGGAACAGATCTTCCATCGCGTCGACGAATTTCACTGCAGCTCCTGCAAATACTTTTTCGTCCGTGTTGTATTCTAGAATCTGTTGAATGGTCAATTCATCCACATTTACGCCAATGGACTTTAGATATAAATACTGTGCTTCAAAGTTAATTTCAGCGCGGTTGTCATAATTGATATCTAAAATATTGTCATTTGCAATAATTTTGAAATACGCATTGACAGCACCTAAAAACAGCAATTTATTATCATAATTGTTGATGACCTTACCCACGTACGAGTCATTGAAAGTGTCGCGAATATCATCTTTCACAAAGTCCATGCCTTCTACCCGCTTGATTTTGCTAAACTGTTTAGATTTTTGCACGGTGAAAGTGGTCAAACTGTTCACGGCACGTCCGATCTTAGTCTTCTCGCCATCGTGAATTAAGATAAGTTCGCCAGCATCGATAGCTGCATCTGGATCTTCCACTTCCTTAACTGAATCCACTTCTGGGAAAACGTAATACGTAGCAGAACGAGTGAACGGCAAACCCGCTAATGCTCCAGCAACACGTGCTGTGTATTCGGCTGTGGTATATTCCTTCTCGCCTACTTTAATTTCTTCTGCGGTAAAGTTAATGACTCCTTCGTCATCAGCCTTATTACTAGGCAGGACCGCCTTAATCGTTTTTCTTTTGTTCAACCGCTGGCTTTTAATAAAACTTGCAATTGCTGTAGCGTCTTCGGCTGTAGCAAACGGTGCGGCCAAATAATTTATTTTCATGTTTTTAATAAGATTTAAACCTTCAGCTACTGTGCCTTCCGTACCAATATTCACTACAATCACTTTTGACGGCGTTCCCATGAAGGTTTTATTAATGTAATCTACATTTTTCGCCTCGTACGTCCCGCCAGGCACATCCTCAATGCCTTTATATGCAACTACACTAGCTGTTGCCGTGTCTTTTATTAACAGCGCTACAACGCCTTTCTGAGAGCGTTTAATAGCTGATACCGCTTTTGATTTAAACGCGATCAATACCTCTGGTAATCCCAAATCAATCAACTCCTTATTTCGTTATTTAAGTTCCAACTTTTCCATAAACCGTATCTTGCCTTCGGTATAGCCCAGTTCTTCATCGTCCTCTGTAAAATCGTCACCTGCAAAAAGCACATTTACTCCATCGTCAAAATTCAACGTGAAAGTGAACGTCAACACATCTTCCATAAAATCGCTTTTTGTGCGAATAATAGAAAAGAATCTATTTCCCACTTTCAATGTGTTGTGGAATATAGATTCTAGGGCGTCAGCCATTATTAAATTTTCTTCATTCGTACGACTCAATGAATAGCAGTCTAGTTTAACCATTAACGATTTCTCAATAAACAGCCTGGTAGAATGTGCCGATTCAAGAGGAACGAAATACAAATAGAAGGAAGGTCTTTTGAAATCAGTCGGCATCTTTTCGGCGTACCTGGTATGGTTTGGGTATTTCTTTTTCAAAAGATTCAAGATAGAACGCTTTATATCCACAATCGAGATACTCATAATTTCAAATCACCTGCCAACTCTTCAAAGAAATTCTTCATTTCATCAGGGAAACGATTATTCATCTGTTCCACTGCTTTCTCGAGCATGTGATGTCCTTCTACTTTTTGTCCGCTATTCGCATGTATGAAACCTTTCTCGACGTGAGGTGCATAATCTTGATTGGTCCCAACCTCACCGACACCATTTGAAATTTGACCGACAGTCCATTTCCTTTTCAAGTTTCCGCTATCCACAGGCGTGCCTTGCTTTGTATCAGCCAAAACCATCATCTGCATCCGTGCAATTTGATTGTCTATTTTCTCAGGCGTTTCATTCGCCAATTTCAGCAATCGCTTTTGAAACTTATCAAAACCATATGTTTGGCTCATTAGGCTTCATCCTCTCTCAGCAACGGAACTTCCTGATGATAAGGGTAGGGAATCGATTCGCCCGCCTTGTATTTACGGACCAGTCCGTTTTCAAACACAGCCGTGATAATATCGCCTGGCAAAATCAGATAGGCCGGAGAACAAAACAATTTCGTATTGTATTCAACAATATTACGCGGATCGGTCTGTCTGGCATTCCATCCTGAATTCTGACTCACCGCGCAATCGATATCCTCATATAAGACAGCTACCCCAGGCTTCGTCTCTCCATACTCGTCCTCAAAATCCCCATGACGCTGTACAGTGGCCTTGTGAAAGTAAGTCGACTCAATGATCGTCTGTTCGATATTCACCCTATAATCACCCGCCTGAAGCGTTCTAATTCACCACTGTAACGTTCTAGTGTACGGTGGAAAGCGTCGCTCGAATCGTAGGACATCGAAGTATCACCGCGTTTGATGGATGTAATGCCACCAATAGAGGTATTGTTCATTTTGCCAGTCACCATCTCCACAACAATGTGGTCCAGCTCCACCGGGAAGTCGTCGCGCCAGCATTCATTCATAATCCGCTGCTTCGCCGATTGTATATAATGATCAATCACTAGATTCTTTGAATCATCTGTCAGATTCAGAATCTCCTTGATAATCGGCAGCAAAGAGGTTGCCGATGTCGTTTTTGACTGATTCACCTGGTTCAACGGTGGCGCCAATGCCGGAATCTCCGTCAAGCTCGCTTTGTTCGGATCCATTCTGTTCACCTTCAATCTTCGAAAGAATGTCCTCTTTTTTCATACTATGGCTAACAGAAAACCCATTCACCTTCGCAAATTCCAGAAGTTCATTCTTCGTCATCTCGTGATAATTCTTATTGTGGGCAGTCTTGTCAGTTGCGGTTTTATCACCCTCATCCAAAACTTCCACTAACTTTTCCATAACGTGTTCAGTCTTCATTTGAAACACAACACCCACCCCGTAACGTTCGTTTTCATAACGCACAGGTATATCTTTCACTCTGACTTTAGGCAATGTTCTTCACTCCCTTATTCGATTGGTGTCGCTTGGAACACTTCGCCAGCCGCTGGGAATGAAGGCATTGCCGTAGCGACTGCTTTCGTCCAAGTAGAAACAGGATCCAACGACTCTTCGTAGACCATAGCCAAAACATTCCCAATCTGTGATTGATTGACGGCTGGATCACGTACTAAACGGTTCTCTTCAGGAGTAGGACCATACAGCGTTTCGCCGAGCTGCCCTTCTCCAAACATTACGAATGCATCTTTCGGGAAATAACGGTGTTGCGTGTATGTGCCGTCTTTATTTTGCTTTCGGTATTGCTTGTCATACGTTGCAATCATCGGTAGATCATGCTGCTGCATAAAGGCATTAAGGTCCGCACGAGTTGCTACACGCATGGAATCACGTCCGTACAACGCACCGATAATTTTCGGATGACGTAGCAGAGCGGACAATACCGCATTAGAAGTCAGTGCACGACTTGGGCTTGTCCCTAACGTATCTGCCCAGCGTAGTAAATCTTCGATTGGATCGGATGTATCAGCAGTCCATAGACCAACTCCGGACAACGCTTCTTTGTGAGCGGCAGGCACACCATAATCCACTGAGAGGTCAAGGTTATTTTCATCTAATGTCACAGTCCCTTTTGCTAATGCTTCCATACGCATTGCTTCAACGCGAGCGCGTACACCCGCTGTCAATACATCGATATCGTTGAATACGTTCTTCATCAAGTATTCTTGCTCTGCCTGATTACGTGGCTGTTCAATTGCGATGATGTCACGCTCTTTCAACTGCATCTTGCGTTTAATTAATGCAAGCTCGATTGCCATTTTACTAGCTTCACGGCTGCCGATCTCTGCCTCTGTGTCAAATGCATGGATAGACGCAACGACAGGCATTGAGTTGCCACCCTTGATCATATCGAATTCAAGTGACTGCTTTTTGATTTCGGGGAAAAGCGTTTCACCCACCAATGCAGGATACTCTCTGTTTTTCATATAATTTAATACTTCTTTTTGGTCAAATAATTCTAAAATACTTGGCATGTTTATGCCCTCCATTCAATCAGTTTTATAGTTTAGTCAGATCAGTCATTTTTTACTTAGCGGAATTTGATCCCTGGTAGTTCTGGTTTCGCCAACGCGTCCACAAGTTCGGGCAAACGTTCTTCAATAACCCACGCTTCATAAAGTACAGCGCCTGGTTGTGGTCCTTCTGTTACGTCTACATCTGAGTAAACCAGACCTTTAGCTGTTGCGTCATTCGCAGGCCATACCGTGCCCGCCTTTACAACCTTGCGGCCATTTGCATCTGCAGCTACCCCCGAATTACTAATTTGTTCCGTGAAGCTCGTAACCGTTGCACTTGCTAAAAAATTAATACCCTCTGCCTTACCATAGTTTTTTACATACATGAAAAATTCTCCTCTCTTACTCCCAAATTTTATTGTCTACTGGTTTTGCTGAATCGTTTGCAGCCTTAGCAAAACGAGAACCTGTCCCTTTATCGTCAGAGCCATCTGTACCTGGTGGTGTATATTCATTTTTTTTCATACTTTTTTCCACCATCTGTTGACCGAAACTTTTCAATTCATTCTCATATTTTTCTAGATTTTGCAAAGTTGTATCTTCATCTTCACCCAAGAAAAAATCAATTGCAGATGTTGGAAGTCCTTTTTCGGTTACGATAGTCAAGGCTTTATTCTTTAATGACTCCCGCTGCTTTTCTCGCTCCATGTCTGCCAGTTGCTTTCTAATCTTTTCTAACTCGATGTCTTGTGGAGATTTATCAGGATTCAGTTCCTTTAATTTCTCTTCAATCAACGACTGAAGATTATTTGCTTTCCACGTTTCCAATGATTTAGACGAGTGACGATCTTTTTGTGAATCCAGCCACGACTTGATAGTCGCATCGCTTTGAGATAACTGTTCAATCTTCTGCACGTCCACAGCACCCTGCAGACCCGTTAAAAATTGTTTCACCTCATCCTTGTCTTTGTTCGCTTCTAAAAACGCTCTGATTTCATCAATTGTCATAATTACTTTTCCTCCTATTGCCCTTGTGACGTTGCCCCCACAGACGCAAATTATTAAATACCTTGTGACTCTTTCCATTTCGTATAGGACGTATAGTCAATATCCTTCTTTGCTTCATTATCAAATTTACGGGTAGGACTCCATCCCTCAACAGCCGGAATATAATCTGAGCGACAACCGACGTGTGTGTCTCCCGGAATTTCCGGTTTGTTATCGATGGGAAAAGTCTTACCGTCCAACTCTTCGCAGATGTCGCTTGTGTCATTGTCCAGAGTCGCGTCGAACATGACCTCGTCCACTACGCCAGACTCTTCATATATCTCGTCTTGCGCTTGTCTGGTGCACCTGGCTACCTCGTTCTGAACTAGTCTGGTGCTTTCATAAGCCGATACGCCGAATTGGTTTTTCAACTCTCTTGCTAGTTTTTTAGGATCCGTACCGTCAATCATGTTTCGTTCAAGTAACTCTCTTGTACGAGCCACTAGCTTTTCTTTGTTATCCCATATTCGATCACTAAACATCTTGCCTTCAATCGGCATATTTACAGCAGCGCTCACAAACTCTGGACGCAACAACGAAAAAGACACGGTCTGTGATAGCCCCCTGTCCAAGTTGTAAGCTGTTCGATAATAGCTTTCTTGATATGCATCTTTTAAAATCGTGGTCGTTTCTGTCAGCTCGACAGCACCTAACGACTGCGCTTGTTCAACAATCTGACGATTCAAGTTGATCAAAACACTGTATTTTTGCTGATCAGATATCTTCAACACACCATCTTCAATGTATTTTGATGTAAGTCGAGCCAGTTCCCCGTCCAAACGGTTCTGTGATTGTCGATAGGCTGTGAGAAGCGGCTTCAAATCTTTACTGGCTTGCCGTTCAATCAATTTACGGATACGCTGCACTTCTTTATCCATCGTCAACTGTATCACCCGCTACCGCTTTCTCATTCAGCCCAATACGCTCCAAAGCATCTAGGTCAAGCATACCCTCCATGGCTTTCTTTCGTTCAGCGTAAAATTGCTCTAGTTCCAATTCTGCATTCTCTACGAATGGCAACAGGGTCAATAAAGTCCTTTGACTTACCGTATCGCGCAACTTACTGATCGTGTCAGCAAGTAATAGAATGTCATTCGGAATATTCATCGTAAATTTCAGCTTAATTTTCCGATAGTCGTACTCTTTGCCTGTTAGAAAATAAATGTAACGGAAGAAATTCTTCAGCCTCGCTTTAATCGTCTGTTCTAACATGGACTGCATCAAGATGCATTTGTTCTCCAATGCAATCATTCGCGAACGGAGAGCGGATCCACTGACATTCGATTGCAGCTTCTCGTTTGTATCAATATGTGAGGCGAGTTTATAAATTTTTTCTTCCAACGTGCCTAGCAAGTTCTGAACGAATGTATCGTTGATTTCTTTAATCAAGTAGCTGATGTCCGCGTTACCGCCAGTCTGAATAATTCCCGACTTCTTCATTTTATTCGCTTCGTCAGGTTCAAGCTTTGCACCGACGATTTTCAAAAATGCTTGACGGAAATCACTCACTTCATTCACCAAGTCTGACAGCACCACGTTATACGCGTCGTTCTCGGACTTGATATCGTCGAGCATGGATTGACGTTCTGGATTAGCTGCACACACGCGCAACGGTGGCGCTTCAAAGTTGATGCCTTGTACGTTTAATTGCTCTAGTTTTTCAGAATACGTATAGACCTTATTTTCGTGGTAGACATCATACCGAACCTCCCCACTGAAAAGGTGCTCTTTGTATTCATGGACAGCCAATACGACGTTCCTATCAGCACCGCCAGACTCCATAACAAAACAATTCAATGGGTTAAGGACCGTTGCTTTGAATTCATTGTCGGCAATGTACTGTAGCTCATAGCTTTCTCCATAAATGTTCGCTTGTTTCATCAGATGCTGATCATGCACCTTTGCCCAGTGCGAAAAATGCTGATCAATTAACTCAGCTACTTCCGTATCGCCTTCATATGAAATATAGTTAACCGGATTACCCAGCGCATACGCAATTTCATCGTTAATGAACTTTTTAAAGTAGTTGACGACCACCGTCATATTGGAACGCGATTCCTGATAGGCATAATCATTCACAATGTCGTGTTGACCATCATAATAGTCTTTATATTTCTTGAATTTCTTTTGATTGACCTTCAGCCGATCCACGCATTCTTTCAGCAATTCATCTGTTAGCTTCACTTACTCACCGCCTTTCTGTTCCTGCATGTTATTTAAATAATGTTTCGGATTTCATCTACATCACCAAAAGAAAAACCGCGGATATAAACTTTTTTATTCATGACATGATTCAAATTCTCATCATACGCACTGAGATAAAAATTTTCTTTATCTTCAAACGAACGTTTAGGAATAACGATAACTTCATCTACTCCTTCTGCACTAATACCGATGAAAACATATGGAGAATCAGCTTCTCTCGCTTTGTTAAAGTTGTTTTGTAAATGTTGCTTTGTTAATGACATTCAAATCAATCCTTTCCAAACTGTAATCGATTATCTTTAAGTACCTGGTACAACACAATGCTCAAACGATTCACCATATCCTCGTCCTGTTCGTCATACCCTGCTTCCATAAATATTGCGTGGGTTAGTTCATGAACAAAGATTTGCTCCTTCTTTGTTTTGCACATAGCTGAATCAATTTTGATTTTCCCTTTGTGGTAAATTACTTGACCACCAAGTTCATGTTCTTCCACAAAACCTTCAACTTCCTGGACGGTATAATCGATTCCAGCCACCTTCACTTGAGTGGGAATCATATTTGTTTTAATTTCTCAATTATTTTTTTAGTGATCCGTTCAATCGTTTCTTCTTCTGAAAATAAAGCTTCACCTTGCATCATTACCGTGTTTTCGATTTTCGCAGTACGATTATTCCTTTGCATCTCTTTCCTGATTAGTTGCAACTCATCTGCAATCTTTTTCAATTGTTTTTCCATCTCTGTTTACCTCCCAAATAGTACTGAACTGCCATAAAAACGAACCGTCGGCACATCTTCAATCTCATCAATCAGACGATCAAATTCTGCAGTCGCGTCCGCCGCATCATCGTGCAGCGTATAGCCCGCGCCCTCGTATGTAAGAATCTGATCCGTGAATTCGTGATCTTCTTCTGCAAATAAAATAAAGCCGCTATCTACTTTTGCAGATATGGCTCGGATCTTAGCTTCTTTATTTTTATTTTGTCGTTCATTGATGATTTCAATATTTCTCGAGAATAGATGGGGTAGCTTATCAATTCTTGTTTGTATCTCCCGCACGTCCGCACCGTTGAAGGTGTTTTTCTCTACCCAAATGTGCGTGATATCCTCAAACTTTTCTAGCATCTCAATCACATTCCGGATGTATTCGTCAAACTCCACTTTCAGCAGACGACCCTCCCGCACCCAGCGGAATTCATTGGACGTCTTCGAACCCACAATAATGGCTGTGAAATCATTACGCTTCCCTGTTTCAACTGCCGGGTCAATGATCATGATCGTTTTCACGAAGTCCTGCAGCTCTATTTCGTCACGCGCCATCGTTTTAATCTGGTGGAACGCTTTCGCGCCGATTTTGTCCGCGTCATTCTGCATCTCTTGTTTGAAGGATGTCGGATCCTCGTAATAATCCAGTGCCAAATCCAAACAGTCGAACTTGTCGGGCCATAACGTCTCATACTGCATAGCTTCTTCGTTCTGATAATAAAATTCTTTCGCGTTCTCTTCAGCGTGCGGATCTGTTGCGTTATAATACGTCTTTTTGAACTCTGCCCACAGTCCTGTATTAAAGAGCTCGTCCACATCTGGATGATTGATGACTTTCTCTTTAATGCTGCGGTACGATTTCGTTTTCAATAACCGGCTCATGAAACAATCACGATGAAGAATAGTACCCAGCGCAATAAACTTAGTAGCCATCTTGATTTTCTTTCCATCCCGATAGACTGCCTTGTCACCGGCATACTTTGCATCTTGCTGCCAGGTATCATACTTCTTGTCCCGCGCTTCCTGCGTAATGACGTCCGATTTCCCTTGGTAGTCATCCGCGATGATGATCGTTGGACGGGACCCATTAAACTTCTTACCACGAATGGATGAGGTAGAAGAGATCGCCTGGATCTTCGTCTTATTCGTCAGTTCCAGTTCCAACTTATTCGTCGTATGCTTTCGGCTGTCGACCAGTTCCCCAAACGTGTGCAGAATATATTCATTCTCTTCAAACGCTTGGCGCGTCTCTCGGATAAACTCCACCGCATCCTGTTCCGTACGACCACCCACCAATGTATACGTGCTGATCTTGTAACAATGCGACCACACTGATAGCGCCATATCCGCCACCGTCGTTTTACCAACACCGCGCGGCAAGACCTGGGCTGAGTTGTCGTATTCATCTCGGATCAGCATATTCTCTAGTTCGTTCCATATTCGATAATGGACAGGGGCGAGTTGTCGCGCTTCGTTATTCTCTTTCGGCACGAATACATCCTGCAGAAAATACAGACAGAAGAATTCAAGCGACCGTCTACCCAAGCTGTGTGCCAGACTATTCGCCCCGAACAAATTGTTCCGATGATCAATCATCAACTCTTGCGCTCGTTCTTTGCCGAACGTAGTGGAGAGATGGCGATACAGCGTCTGTCTGTTTTCCTTCGTGTTGATATTGTCTAACTCCGCTATGATACTCACCTCCTGAACTTGTTAAAAATATATGAAAAATGGTGGAGGCAACCAACCGCCATTTCGGAAAATCCAAAACAGAAGCCACCCCCATTAAAAAAACAGCCACAATTATTCTGTGACCGTTCGTTTTTCCCTGACCGCTCTGATCAAGGTACTCTTACTTATTCCAGTTTTTTCTTCGACTTGCTTGTATGTCATTGATTCAAGTAGCTCTATTCCATGTGCTATTTGTTTGGAGTTGAACTTCTTAGGTCTACCCTCTTTAAAGTCAGGGTCTAGCCTAGCAATAGCCTTTCCTTCTTGTGTACGTTCCACAATCATGTCGCGTTCGAACTCAGCAAACGAACTCATGACATTAAAGATGAGTCTGCCTGTGGGTGTGTCCTCTACCAGTCCCATATTCAGGACGTGCACCCTAACCCCCCTGCCAAACAATTCTTTAATGACATTGATGCCGTCTACAGTTGACCGTGCAAACCTGTCCAGTTTCGTTATCACCAATGTGTCTCCTGTTTCCAACACGTCCAACAACTTATTAAACTCAGGTCGATCACGTTTAGTTCCAGTGAATTTGTCCTGGTATATCTTTTCGCAACCTTCGTTAGTAAGTTGATTCAACTGTGATTGTAAATCCTGCTGTTGTGTGGAGACTCGTGCGTAACCGTATTTCATAACGACTCATCCTTTATCAATGAATTTAGCCTGTCACTTATGACGCTTATATATGACACTCTATTAACACTGATACTATCATGTCGTCTTTCAGGTGTCAATACCTTTAAGTTATGACACTTTAAGAGTTATCTATTTCTTCGAATTCATCCTGTAATATGTCTACCTCGGTAGGTTTCACCTTGGTGGTGTTCGCGACTTCTACACGGGAGGTTGGTTTGCCTATTTGGTTTTCAATAAAGAAACGGTAACCATCGGCGCTAACCCTGGCATTGTCGCATGTCTTAATAAGTTTCCAGTAGTCTTCGACAGCAGTAACCAACTTTGATTGTATTAATCCTTTGGCAAAACTTTCAAACTCATGTTTAAGTTCGTCCACCCTAGCAGCAAATACATCGTCTTGTGTTTCCCATTTCCATAATGTGCTTCTACCTATGCCTAGCTGTCGTGCTACCTCTTGTTTCTCTAGTCCTCCAGTAGCCAACAACTGTGCCGCAGCCTCTTTATCATGGGGTAATTTAATCATGCTCATATCGATTCCTGACACCTCCTACGCGTATACACTAATCAGACGCGATAATATACTGTTTATTTTTATTAATCGTTATTTAATTTTACACAAAAAACCACCCAGTCGGAACAACTGGATGGAATCGGAGATTAGGTGGATTTTACCGACCAACTGGTCTAGTACCACAATACCATTTTAACACGCCCTATTCGGCTTGTCAGTGTACAGAAAGTGCCTTCTTTACTCTTGCTGATACTTTCTTGATCCAGTCTACAGAATAGCCCAAGTCTTTCGCAATATCTTCTAGTCGTTTCTTCTCGACGTACCGCTTGTAAGCTACCTGGTATTCTATCGCTTCAAACTCTTGTAGTTTATGCTCGATATGTTTCCGGTACTTCTCTTTACGCTCTAGTTCGAGTTCGAGACGTTCTATGTGCACGGCGATTTCATCCATCCGTTGTGCGGCTTGATCCATACGGACGGTGCTACCCAGTCTGCCTGTGAAGCCCCACTCTTTTCGTTCGCTGATATGTTGGTTCAGCATGTACTCTAGCAGGTCTATTTCGTTCTGTAAGTCATTATAGTGTTTATACGGCATCACCGCGCTCAGCCCCTTTTCGCTTGTTCTATCCTTGCCTTGACCGCTTCCATCAACGCATCTTGTCCGATTTCCTTGTCTTGTAGAACACGCAATACCTGTTCGTCTGCCGTGTCTTTCGTCAAGAGGTGGTGCACAATCACGCTTTCTGTTTGCCCTTGCCTGTCCAGTCTTGCATTCGCTTGTTGGTAGAGTTCTAGGCTCCACGTCAACCCAAACCATACGATGATGTGCCCACCGTCTTGCAGATTCAATCCGTGCCCTGCTGAAGCTGGATGTGCAATTAGCAAGGGAATCTCTCCGCGGTTCCACCTCGCAATGGAATCTTCTTGGTCCAGTTCTTCTGCTTGCTTGAATCGTTCTCGAATTCTATCTCGGTCATGCTTGTAGCTGTAAAACAAAAGAATAGGCTGCCCTTGTGCTTCTTCCACGATGCTTTCTAAGGCTTCTAGCTTTTGGTCATGTATTGGTATGACTTCTTTGTCCTCACCGTAGATAGCCCCATTAGCTAATTGCAGAAGCTTACCCATCAGCCCTGCTGCATTGTTCGCCACTACGTCCGAGTCCTCAAATTCCAATATCTTGTCTTTCTCTAGCTGTTTATATAATTTCCGTTCTTTGTCGGTTAAATCGACATGTAGAACGTTGTCAATCCGTTCCGGTAAATTGAGATGGTCTTTCGCTTTCATCGAGATACAAATATCGCCTATGGTTTCATGTATGGTATCTTCTGCGCCTTGCTTCAACTCCCACGTATAGACGATGAACTTGGAAGGATCTCTCCTGCCTGGGTTGAAGTAGGTGTTGCGGTAACCTGTGACGGTCTTGCCTAGCCGTTCACCCTTATCCAGCAAATACAGCTGGGGCCATAAATCAATCAGACTGTTAGGTGCTGGGGTTCCGGTCAACCCGACAATGCGCTTGATGAACGGTCGGACTTTCCGGAGTTGCTTGAAACGTTTGGCGCTTGGGGATTTAAAACTCGACAGCTCGTCAATAACTACCATGTCAAACGGCCAATCTTTTCCGTAATGCTGTACTAGCCAATCCACGTTTTCGCGATTGATAACGTAGATGTGGGCTTTCGCTTCCAAAGCTTCCTGTCGTTTCTTAACAGATCCCAGCACTTTTGAAATCTTTAAATAGGCGGTATGGTTCCATTTCTCAGTCTCTCGGCTCCACGTGTCCTCGGCCACACGCTTAGGCGCGATAACTAGTACGCGTTCTACTTCAAATCGGTCATGCATAAGTTCAACGATGGCAGTCAAGGTGGCAATCGTTTTGCCGAGTCCCATATCTAAGAAAAGCCCGCTTGCCTCGTTATCCAGTACATGTTGGATGGCGTATGCCTGATAACTGTGTGGAATGAAGTTAGTCAAACAGATCGCCTCTTTCAATTGCGAGACACAGGCTCTCAATCTTATAGTTCGAATCGACTACTCGGACTAAGAACCCCATCTGCTCTAAATCCCGTTTTCTTTTCTCTTGTAGTGGTCGTAATTTCTGCCCGGGCTTTTTCATTTCCACGAATAGCATTTGCCCGCCTGGCAGTAGAAGTATACGATCCGGTACTCCCGACATTCCGGGACTTACAAATTTAGCAGACCAGCCGCCTAAACCTTTAATTCGTTTTGTCAGTTTTGCTTCCAAATCTTTTTCCAGCAAGCCATTCACCTTCTTCGCTAAAATATGACATGTTAACAATGTTAACGATATTTTTCGATTTTCTACGGGGGATAGCGTATTAAGCATTCATATACGTGTATACCCCCTATACCTATCCTTAATATATATAAATCTAATTTATAGTAATAAATGGTTAACATGGTTAACATGGAGGGTTGAACCCTTGCCCTGTATAGGTTTGAGGTGTTAACCATTTGCTAAAAAAGTTTGTTAACATCGTTGACATGGTTAACATTTTCAAGCCCTACCGTTAACGATGTTAACAATGTTAACGAATCGATATTGGACTTCGTTAACACCTTCAGATAAGGAAAACACCTCCAAATATTTCCTAATCTTCCATTTCTCCTAATCGGATGTACCCCCTTTGCGTACCAATTTCAGGACCGAAACGAAGGTGACCAGACTGGCTACCGTCGTGTAGTTTCCACCCCGGCATACGTCGTAAAATGGAGTTGATTTCTCTTCTGTCCATCATCGGAAACTTCTCCGGTCTGCCGTTCAATAGCTCGATCCATATCTCTAAAGCACACACTCTTTGGCGCTTTTCCGTGCCTTCGTCATCTAGTTCAAACGTACCATTGTAGAAGTCTTTACGGGCACTCATTTCAAGAGATTCAAAGTCTTCCGGTACTAATTTTTCAAGGTGCTCCTGTATCGGACCAAACAAAGGAGACTCCTCTGAATGCCCTTTCTGGATCTCCCACATTTGCTCTTCTAAAGCTTCCGGGAGATATAGCAATTCGCCTCCCTGGTAACAAGCTACCGCTTCCGCCCATAGCTGGTCGACCTCTTCCTTGCCTAACTGGTGCCACGGTTTCACTACATCCTGCTTGCCAACAGGCATAACCCAAAAACGACGATTGCCTGTCTGATCTCGCAAGAACTCTACATCATTCGTTGTACCAATGAATATGCACTGCCTAGGGAAATCGGCAACATGTCGCCCGTACGCCACTCGGAATCGGTCAATGCGTTTGGTTAGGAAGTGCTTGATAGACTCTACGTCCGCTTTACGTGTAGCGGATAGTTCGCCCATCTCCACGATCCATGCGCCCTGCAACTGCTCATACGCTTCTTTGCCTGTAACAGAGGTGAGGGAATCGGAGAACCAAGCACCCCCGAGTTTGCCCCACAGAGAAGATTTCCCGATGCCTTGCGGTCCGACCAGCGTCAGCATGTAGTCCATCTTGCATCCAGGGTCGAAGATCCGTGCGACTGCTGCCGCAAACGTCTTACGCGTAACCACACGGTTCAGCTCCGAATCTTCGGCACCTAACGACTCGATCAACAAGGCTTCCAGTCTCTCTACCCCGTCCCACTCTAGCCCTTCAAGATAATCCCGGACAGGGTGGAAACGGTGAGTGTGGAAGACCTGCGCTAACGCATCTTGTGTTTTCAGCACAGACGATATGCCGTACACGTTCTCTAGGTAATTCCGTAAACCGGCTTCATCGTAATCTCCGAAGTAATCGCCTTTCTCCTCTGCATCGCGCCAAGGTAGATTGCCTTTAATTAACGACCGCTGCACGAACTCGTTCAAAGCGAATCGCCCTTTCAAATTCGGGTCGTTCTCAAGAATCAGCAGTAGGTTAGAACGGGTATCCTCGATATCTCCGCTCTTAGAAATCGTCAGCTTCTTCGTCCAGCGCGTGTCGCGAGACTCCGAGGCTTCCATCCCTTCTTCTTCTTCTTCTTCCTCGTCCCCTTCGTCCATGAAGTCGAATTCAGCAGACGCAAGGCGCTCGGTGACCAAGGCCTCTTTTACCCGACCGTCTTCTCTCGCTAGTTTCGCCATCGCGACACTGGACGGCATACGACTGATCGGAGTATCCACCTTCGCGTCAACGTCTAACGCGTTGAACTTATGTAGACGGACCAAGTCGAACGCGTTAACAAGCAAGCCGCTGATCGGATCCGTGCCGTGGTGGCTGTACGCGAACTTACCGTTCTCGTAAAGAACCAAACCGCCTGCTGTGCTTCCGTCTACATACGAGTACCGACCGTCTGAGTGTTGCGTATATTGCTCGGACAGGAACGTCTCGATTGCTTCTTCTATTGAATAGGTTCTACAGAACGCGCCGATCATGCCCGGCTTCTCGTGCGGGTCACCTTGCTTATCCGCTAAACGCTGTTGAACTTTTGACTGCCGACTCGATACAGGCCATTCAAGCGGGTCGCGCCAGTCGTTGTACCGAGAGAGCACCGCGTCAGGGTCTAGCCAGTCCGTGTCTTGTACTTCGAATATATACTCTGCATCCGAGGCAGTGGACGGCCAATACATGAGACGGTGCGGTTGGTACGTCGTATCGTCGAACATGTCGATGCCGATGTCAGCGGCTATTTTCTTCGAGATGGCTACATACTCTTCAGGGGTAACGGTGCGGCTCAGCGGGATCACTAAGCGCACCTTCTGCTTATCCGGCTTGTGGGAATGAGTCGAGTACACCACGCAAGCATGGTCAAACAGCATCTCGACCGACGGCCAGAACTCGCCTTTGACAAAGTCTGCATCCAGTGTCACGACTTGACGCCATCCGACCGCATCTGCTTTCCTGCGGCCGCCTTTTAGACTGCCTCCGACAAAGCCGCCTACGTCCTTTACAGCGCCTTGCTCTTTCTTCGACATCTTCTGATACTCGGCATACGTTTCAGGTGTGCGTGTCGTCATCGACAATTTCCGTACAAGATCCGCCCAAGATACCTCGCTGTTCTTCCACGTTGTCGAGTGACGGCTAGAGGCTGTCGAGATAACGAACGAACCATTATGCTGAATATTCACTTGCTCTTTTTGTAGGTGTACCACAACTACTTCACTCCGATCTATTTACACTTGCGTGTTCGCTAAATCCTTCCGGGTAGCGTTTCTGTAATTTCTCAATGTTGCCTTCTGCTATTTCGCTTAACGACAGATCCGCTTCTCTAGCGATCTGCGAGATGTACCATAGGACGTCTCCGAGTTCTTTCGCCAGTTCGAGGTTTCCGTCTGTGTGTCCGTGGAAGAAGCGCTTCTTAATCAAATCGGATACTTCCCCCGCTTCACCCGAGATACCTAAACCGTAATTCAGCATAGCCAAGTTATCTGATACGGCAGTCCGGGCACTCAGTTTCTGATACTGGTCAAGACTTAAACCTGCATTGATCTGCAAACGCCCGATTTCTTTCTGCTGATACTGTAATGCATCAATTAACTCTTCATTAATCATCTGCTGCCAGTTGAACTTCTCAGGTGGGCAATCATCTAGGTTGTGAGTGTACTTACCAACACCTTTATCGGTCTGAGCGTCTATCTGACTTGTGATAGTTTGCAAGATGCGGTCTTTAATAGAAGAAACAGGCACTGGTTCAGGTTGAACCGGAGGTACAGCAACCACTGCTTCTTCCTTGCTCACTTCGACTGCAGGCGGAGGGGTAGCTGTTTGCTTCTTCTTATTCACTAACCCCACTGCACGTTTCCAGTCGTACCATTGATTAGCGGGTAAGCGGTGCTTGTCCATAATCTGCTGATCCGTCATCTTCTTCGCTTTCATCAATTGGTAGTCTTCCAGAGAAATAGGGAAGTCTTTCACCAGTTTCCTTCTTTCATAGACCGCGTTCATTTTCTCTATGTTCTCCTGCTTTTTTACGTTCATTTCAATCGCTCCTTGTCTATTAACAGCCCGTTGACTCTGCGCCAAGCGTAATATTTTTTCTGGCTCATACCCGACAACTTGTAAATCTCCTCATGAGACATGCCCGCTTTGCGGCACCTGTGGAAAATCGATACATCCAGTAAACCCTTCTTCAAAAGCTTCACGAGCACCCTCTTCTCAAAGACCGCCTGCATCATCTCTTTATTTGGCGTTTGGTTCATGGGCTTTTCTCCACGCTTCATAAACAGCCGGAAACTCTTGCACTACATATACTTCCACCGCTTCTGCATACACTTGGATTTCCTTCTGTGCGTGCAAGTCAAGGCGCTGATCTAGGAAATGTAAGACCGACTGCAGACTAGCGGACCAGTAATACCGAATGTATAAACCGTAAGCAGGTAAGAATAGGCGGGCTTGTTCTGCACAGACACCGTCAGTCATAGCTTGGTTGTACAGGTTTTCACTAAGTTCCGCATGTAACTGAATTGCTTCCGTCCAGTTTTTCCCTTTACTTTCTGGAAGATTCTCTCCGCTGCCCTGCTTACTGTCTTCAGGTGCGCCTCGCCATTCTGCTGGGCTGGGAATGTAGAACTCCGGCACTTCAGTCACATATCGTCGACTGCTTTCATTCCAGCTATCCATCGTGTGATCTGAGCCGACAACGTGCTTCCAGTGTTGACGCGCCATCATCAAAGGCGAATAGATTTCAAACTGCATGTTCGCATGCCGGAACGGGCTAGTGTGCCCTTCGCGGATTAAGTACGCTATTAAGCTCTCATCCTTTTCGTTCAGTGCGTAGCTTTCCTTGTCGAACGAGACACGTGCCGCATTAACGATGGATAGGTCGCTGCCCATCTTGTCCACCAGTCGTACATAGCCTTTATCCAATACCTTCTTCATAGTCGATTTCCCCATTTCGTTTTCTGTTTGTTGTTTTCATGATATTTCCGTGTTCCGGCTGCTATCCGTTTTGCTTGCTCTTTCTGCGTAACTTTAGGAGTGGTCAGCGCTTCTTCTTCGGACCAGCCAAGCATGTGAATCCGCGTAGACACTAAATTTGGATATAAGCCAATTTTCGCCATTTCCGCGAGCTGTTCTTCTGTCCATTTCGACCTTCGCACAGGCTTGGTTGCCGCTTCTTCAGGAGACAGCCCTCGTATGCGCGTCCGGTTATAGAAGTTATCGCGCGTCACGTGGTTCTGCTTGGCTATCGATTCCCACTCTTCCCATAAGTTCTGAAACGCTTCGTTGGGTCTGTTTGGGGTTTCTGTGATGGCTCGGTCTACCGTCCATCCGTATTCTTGGACGCGCTGGGTGGCAAGCCTGCGACTAATGCCGTTCGCTTCTGCGGTTAGAAAATCGTCTTCTAGTAAGAAATAACGTTCTTCCATGGTGGTGTTCTCCTTTCTTGTTTGGGTTTATGGTCGTACTGCTTAGTAAGGTTTATCCATTAAGGTTTTAGTTTTATCATGTCCCCAATCGAATTGAGTGATAATTAAACGACCATCCCTGAGCTTGAAATTCAGCATATCCTCTTGTTCTTCATCAGAATTAGCGGTCTTTATCAACCTCTCTAATTGCTGTACTGAGAGCGTAAATTCAACCATTATCTCGTCCTCCTTATTCATCATTATGTGTCTACTGCTTCACTTCCTACGTCCTCTATTGGACTCATCCTGGATAAACCGCAAGCCCTCATATTGGAGGACTGTAGGTTTACCGTTCTTACGTTTGGTTACCGTGACGGTGGGTGTCGGGTTGATGATGATGGCTCCGTGTTTGCCTGGGATCATTCTGAATCCTCCAAAGTAATTTCAACACCAATCGTTTCAGCGTCTTGGAATAAATCAGAATAGATTTCTTCAGCGCGTTGTATTGCCATATTTCTAAGCGCTCGGGATTCATACATTGCTTTAGCGGCTTCTTCCTCTTCTGGCTTAATTGTTTTTATCAATGTTATAACTGTTTTTGTAATCATTCCGACCCCTCCCGATAATTCCGATTACTTTCCGATCCGTAAAGCGTCTCCCACATTCTTCGGTTGTCCGCTTCAAGACTAAGACGGTTAGCGCGTTCAACTTCTAATTGCTGATTTCGTTCTTTTATCTGTTCGCGTAACATGCTGATAAATGCTTTTTGTTCTTCAATAAGAAAGTTTCTATTCGGCATTACAGATCCCGTCCTCTCATATATCCCAGCCCGTAAGCCAGTAAGAATATTAAGCTACTGATCACGTAAACTTTCACCATTTACTGCACTCTCACAGGCATCAGCACTACGTCTATGTCAGGAGCGCTAAACATCAGCGGGCGAACTGCCGATTCATCACCCGTAATATCTATTTCAACCGCGTGTCCGCTGAACACTTTCAAGCACTGGACAAGTCTTGTTCCGTCAAAGTGGCGACTGAAATCGGTATCGCTGCCTTGTCCGATCTCCCACTCACCTCGCGTACCGTCCAGAAGTTCGAAAGATAGGTGAAGAAGATTATCTCTGCTGTACAGGTGCATAAGCTGATTGCCTTTATCGTCAGAAACAGAACCCGAGGCTTTCATAACCGCTTCAAAAGCAGAAGCCGCGTCCAGCCAAGTATCGAGGTCAACGGTTGCGCACGGTTCGTGTTCAGGGAAGAACCGTTCCAAATCCACTTTGTCTACGTCCTTGTCTGCAGGTGTGCCGTTCAGCTTGAGTATCTGATAATCGCCAGGTTCACCGGTTTTAATGCGTAGCACTTGAACGGCATCAGTAGCTAGGTAATTTCCGTTTTCATCTATTTGATATCCCGCTATAGCTTTTTTCATATGGTCAGGATTTACAAAGTTCTTTTTATGTTTATGAAATCGTGATTCCAAGTTCATCGATGAACACCTCACCTTTCTTTAATTCGAACCCTTCGTACAGGTGGGCTACGTTTTGCAGGCTAATAAACCCGCTTTTATGCATCAAAGTTAGTCCGTAGAAGTCTGTAAAAGCTATAGTCAGCGGGCTACCTTTCGGAACTTTCTTGCAGTAGGCTTTGATTAAGGCTCCGTCCACTACCACACCGTTTGAGAACTGTATCGGCTGGACGGTTGACTTGTAGCGAGGTAGAGAGCGTTCAAGGGTTTCAATCTTCTCTCCTAAACGTCTTGCTTCTGCTGTGTCTTTCTCTTTCCGAGCAGCAGTCTGGAGCTTCTTCAAGTGCCGTATTTCGGCTTGTACGCTCTTTCGCTTCTCAATCAGTTGCTGTTTCATTGGATTGACTCCTTTTGTCGTAGTTCGGTCTTATTGCTGTTTAATCTTCTATAACCAAAAGCTGTTTATCCTGAATACCTTGTTGACAGCGCAGACCAGAACCTTTTGATTTAAGAAAAACTATATTGTGTTCTTTTTCCCCGAACCAATTTCGATTTTCGTGATTAACGACTCTCAAAGTATTACCTTCTCTTAACCACGCATGGTTCGGTTTAGGGTTGTTGACTATCCTCACCAACGCATTACGTTTGATTTCTTTACCGTTTACATCTTTCGCTATTGTGATTTTATCCATTTCCACTCCTCCTTTTCTGTCAAATGCGTATCAATCTTTCATATAGAAAGTAGTTTCAAAACCTTCAGCGTTGAGCGTAAGACCTGGCGCCCAGTCAATCGGTTGACTCATGATCTCCTCGACATCTGCTAAACTGCCGAACCCTATCGGTGTATCGGTGACCAGTTCATCGTGTACGTGCATAACAATTCGATAACCTGCTTCTTCGACTCGCATCATGGACTCAGCTAGACAATCCCTTGCGGTTGCTTGGACGATGTTCTCCACCAGTTTCCCTCCATAGGTTTCGACCTTTCCCCATTTACCGACGGAGTTTAAGCCCATAAACTCTATAGAAGGTTGTCCGAACTTCCCTTCGACAATCCGCGGCTTGACGTAGGCTAGTTGACGTCCGCTTGGAAGCGTGACGTACAAGATGCCTTTCAAGTGTTGGAATACTATGCCGTGGGTCTTGACAGACGTTTTATCTCGTACGGCTTCTATCGCGGCTCGGTCACAGGCGTACCAGAAGTTCACAATGTTCTTGTTCGCGGCACGCCACGCGTTAACCAAACCTTGTAACTCGCCTTCTTCTAGTCCCATATCAAGTGCGCCCATTGCCTTTAAAGCACCTGGTCCGCCTTGATAACCTAAAGCCAATTCAGAGACTTTGCCTCGCTGTCGTAAGTCCGAACCTTTATCAATCGACTCGATCGGCACGTTGAACATCTCGGCAGCAGAGGCTTCATAAATCTTGCCGTGAGTCTCGAATACGCGTAAGCGCCAGTTCTCTTGTGCGAACCATGCAATGACTCGGGCTTCAATAGCCGAGAAATCCGAGACGATGAGACGGTTACCTGGTGACGCAATCAACGCGGTACGAACTAGCTGAGAAAGGATATCGTTTTTCGATTCTTTGAAGAGTAGATCCACGCTGTCAAAGTTGCCTGCCTTGATGACCTTGCTTGCGTTTTCGATATCGTGGATATAGTTTTTCGTTAGGTTCTGCACCTGGACGATACGTCCTGCCCATCTGCCTGTACGCCCTGCACCGTAAAACTGCAATAACCCTTTAATTCGTCCGTCCGAACAGACAGACCGCTCCATCGCTTTGTACTTGGAAACGGATGCCTTGGACAGTTGCCTGCGGTTTACTAGCACTTGTTTGACGTCGCTCTCGCTCATATTGCTAAGGGCGTTGTCTATCGTTTCTGCCTGCATATTGGGTAGGTCTACACCTTGTTCAGATAGCCAACCTCTCAACTGCGCGGGGCTGTTCGGGTTCACAAGCCCTGTGAGTTCTTTTGATTGAGCCAACAGTTCTTTCGCGAACTCTTCATTACACTTAATGGCTTGGTCTACTAGTAAACGGTCCAAGTACACCCCTCGGTCATTAATGCGTTGATCCAGTGACCACAAGTCTTGTTCAAATGGACTGACAGACAAAGCGGGATCGATCTTCTTACGAATCGCCATTTCGACTTCTACGTCTATTCGGTTGTACTCTTTGTACATCTCCCACTTTTCACGGTCGTGTTCAGGAAGGTTACGTGTACGTCCTTCATTCGTTTTCGTCGGTTTGCACGGTATCGAGAAATAGCGGATCAGTGCTTTACCTGCGGTGTCTTTCTGCTGATCCAAGTTGAGGGCTTCTGCGACTCCTGCCAAGTTGCCAGGCAGTCCAAGCCGTGAAGCATCTACTGCTGTGCATTTCCATTGTTCAGGCGGTTGTTCAATATGAAAGTGAGCGGCTATACACGTACGTTCAAAGTTCGCATTGTAGGCTACCTTCTGAACAGCCGGATCGTATAGCGCTTTGTATACTGCAGAGGGAAGTTCCTCTCCTTCAGCAAGGTCTACGACTTCCACTGGTGCGCCATCTGCCGAGTAAGCAAAGAGCAGAATCTCAAAGTCCGGAGAATCCGCGTAGGCATACACCCCGCATTTGAGTAGATCCACACTAGAAAAAGTTTCTATGTCGATATTGAGTACCTTCATGGTTTCCCTCCCGTCTCGTTTTACTCACGTTCTGACAAAAAAGAAATCACTTCTTCAATTACGTCTTCGTCAGCAAAATCTAAGTCACCGACTGCCTCTAATACTTCTGAATCTTCATAAGGCATTCTTTCAAACATCTGGCTGTCAAAACTTTTCTTATCGCTCGTCTTGCCTAAACTGTGAGGAACCATTGTGTAATCAAAAGTCAGCCCTTTATAAGTCAGTTCATGCTTTACCTTTCCTTCAGCCGTGTAAGTTACTTTATATTCCGCCATTCAAATCTCTTCCTCTCCGTTTTTGGTATAAAGAAAGAGGGCAGTCGCGCCCTCCTGTTGTTTGATTAATCCAAGAAACTTTCTTCATCGTCATCTTCGAACTCGTCTGCAAAGTCATCTTCTGCATTGTTCTTGCCTGCGAACGCTTCTCCGTCACGAGTGAACATGAGGTTATTCAGCCCTGCTGATACCCCTTTACTGCCTTGTGCATCGTAAGCGAAGAAGTTGATAACCGCTTTGCCGTAGCATCCAGAGTAGAACTCTGATTCGTCCGTTATCTCAATGAAGCGAACACCACTGCCTGCCGGAGCTTTCTTGATGATGCCGGGCTTGCTTTTACTCGTACAGTTTAGGAACATGTGGTCTTTGTACGCTGGATCGTCTGGACGTTCTTCGTCACCGTCTCGGAATGTCGTTTTCGGTTTAGCCGGGAACTTCTTACCGAACTTTTCCACTCCTGCCTGTTGAGCAGCGGCAATTCCTTGTTCAACTGCCTTGATCGTTTCTGTGTCACTTTTCGGGATTAGAAGGGAAACACTGTACTTCTCGTCCGTTGATCCGGGCATTGCTTTTGGTTCGAAAACCTGTGCGTAAGACATGCGTACCTCGTTAGTTGTAACTTTCGTTCCGTTGATTTTAGCCATTTTGTTTGATCTCCTTTTCGCCTCTTTGGGCTGTGTTTTATTTTGGTGTTGCTTTAATCTAGTAGATCGTCTCCGAAGTCTGCTTCTGCCGATGCCGCGCTGTTGAGTTCAGGTCGCTTGTCCGTTTCGACGACTAAAGCGGGCTTGCCAGGCGGCTTCTCTATTAAACTGCCAAGTGTTTCAGAGAACACTTTCTTGCCAAGCACTTTCTCTAGTGCGGTGATCGTCTTCAGTTCTTGCGGCTTGTAGATGTCCGTTTCTGCATACTCTTTCTCTTTCAAGAGTTCTGCAACAGCTTCTGGATCCGTGTACTTGCGGTTGCTTCGACCCTCGACTAGTTTCCAGCCGTCAAACTTGGTACCGTGTTTCTCGGCTTGCTCTAAAGCGTAGGCTTCGACATCTTTTGCCCACTTCTGTAGTTCGCCTGTTTTCGCTAAGATTTCCGCAATCTCTTCATTCGACAGAAGTTTCGGTTCTGCAAAGTCGTACTCAGCCATAGCCAAGTTCTCTTCTGCCCTTGCTCTACATGTTGGGGCTACTTTACAGAAGCGACAGTGTTCGCCAGGTTGGAAATCTCCTTCTCCTGCCCACGCCATAACTGCTTTCGGCTTGACCTCGTTGTCCGCCCACTCAAGCAATTCATCGGCTGTCAGCGTCTCAGTAGAGACACTGTCAAGCCTTGGCTGTACGATCGTCATTCGCACCTTGTCAATGTCGTACAGAAGGCTGTAACGGTCGTAAGCACCTAAGCCATACAATCGCATTTGTGGGTTGTCTACGGCACTCACGGGCACACCCTTGCCATACTTCAAGTCCACTACTTCTACTTGGTCATCTGCCATGATGAGTACGTCACCAGTACCGAATCCTTCCGGCACCCAAGCAGAGAAGTCGAGGCGCTGTTCGATTAAGACCAATGCATCTGGCGTAGTCGCTCTTGCCTCATTGACTCGTTCCATGACTACATCCACGTATGACTGCACGTAATCTTCCATAGATTGCGAGTAATGTTCATTTTCACGTTTAAACTTGTTGAGCCGTACCGATCTAGCCCGTTTACTGATTTCACCGATTTCATGCAACAGGAATATTTCCGAGAGTTCGTGCGCTGCCGTTCCTTCTTCTGCGAACACGGATGAACTATCCGGCATATCTTTTTCAAGCTCAGCAGAAGGAGGGCAAGCCATCCAGCGGGAAGATCCGGACGCGCTAAGTCTTGCGTGCGCTCTCTCACTGTGGGGCTGTTGCGTCATACCGTTAGCCCTACTGTTTCGAGTAAGTTTTCATAGTCGGCTGGATCTACGTCAGTCAACTTCTTCACGCCTAATGCTGTCAGCGCTTCCTTCACTAACACTTGATTTGCCTTACCTTCTGCCGTGAAAGTGGATAGCTTGCCGCGCACCACCTCTAGTGAAATGCCAGGTTCTTCTTTTTTAGTAGGTGCTTCCTCTTGCACTGGCTCTTCTGCTTTTTCAACAAGGGTTGTTTCTTTTACAGGTTCTTCTACCTTTGCAGGTGTTTCGACTTTCTCCGTAGCGGGCTTGTCTGTATTCACAGGCGCTTCTGTCGGTAAAGGTAAACCTGTATTGCCGAGTGCTGTTGCTAGGTTGTTGATTGCGCCTACTAACTCAGGTGCGTCGATTGTGATAGTAATATTCATGGTATATATCCTCCTGTTTTGTGGTATGATGGTGTAAATAGTTTTTGTTCAGCGCCCACTTTGCCGAGTGGGTGTTTATTTTGGTTCCACACTGAATACTTCGATTCGTTTTCTCATTACAGGTTCTATCTCGTTGCCTGCGTTGATAATCAACTCGTCTTGCGCTTCGAAAGAGAGTTTGTGAAACTCTGCTTCTGTCATATCTAGCGTAGTCGTAAACTTTGTACCCGAAACTATCTCGCCTTGAATCTCGATTGCCATTCCTGTCTCACCTCCTCTCAAGATGTTGCGTGTTTAAGTTGAACTGCATTTCCGCAATGTCGCGCCAAGGTGAACTCTTGAGGGCTTCCTGCAGGGATTGCTTCTGTGTCATAGTAGGTGTCGTTCTCGCCCTCTCAGCTGACCAGCCGCTTCGCATACGTTCTCGAAACCTCTCTGCGCTGATGCCATTGGCTTCTGCCTCGGCAATATCCTTAGGGTCGTACTTCTGATTCACCAGGCTGGCTCTTTTCGTTCTCTCCTTTTGAGAGAGTACGGGTGTGTTTGCCGCTTCTTCTAGTGCCCAACCTAGCTTTAAACGCTTAGCAAACGCGTCTGCAGAGACGCCATTCGCTCTTGCCAGCTTTAAATGCTCAATGCGTGTCCGAATGATTTTTCTAGTCGGCTGCGTAATCGCCCGATCAATATCCCACCCAGCCCGTCCTACTCGATACTTCAAGGTTTCTTCACTGATTCCGTTGGATTTTGCAACCTCTCGATCTTCAGGTGTTAAGTAGTAATACCGTCTACTCATTAACGTTTCACCCCCATTTCATTCTTCAGCGCCATCCAAGCGAACTATCTCACGGTAGCTCTTCGGGTTTTTACGCTTCGCTATTTTGCGTTTGTAAGCGCTGGAACCGTAGTACCGTATTGTTCGAGGTTGTACTTTTAGCTCCTTTGCAATCTCGACGTAAGTCCCTATCGCTAGCAACTCCTCGCCCTTATACAGTGCGAACTCTTTTGCTCTACGCCCGCTCAACTTAATCCCCGCCTCTCTCGTTCTTGCTCTGCTCTTGTTTCTAGGCACTCGTCGCAAGTCGGGGCGTAGCCATCTGCTTCTTGTACGTAAGTACCGCACCACTTACAGTCGGTTTCAGATACTGTGAAAATTTGACTCCCCATCAATAGCACCCACTTTCTTCATGTTGCTAACCCTGCTATAAACCTGATAACTTCTACTAATTCAGTAGTTATGAAACGGTAGAACATGAACGCGGGATATGCGACTAAGGCAAAGGCCAGCATGGCTGTGAAGCTCACTACTTTAAACTGTGCAGCCGTCATAGCTTTCTACCTCCAAGCGCATAGCTGAGGTTGTCGGGTTAAGCGTTTCAAAAATACTAATCTCCAAATCTCTTGGAAGTTCTACTTTCGACAAATCCTCTATGACGTTTCCGTTTCTGTCGATATTGATGATGCGCTTCATAACGTCACTCCCTTCCTCTTTTAAGGTTTGCTAGGTATTTCTTGTCCATTCCCCAGCTACCCATCGATGGGTATACTTCGGTTTTTCTGAAGTCTAACCTAAAAAAATATCATTCACTGTAACTCCTAAAGCTTCAGCGAGAGTCGCTACGGTTTCATACCTTGCTTTCCGAAGATTGTTAACGTCTGCTTCATACAATCCGATACTGCGTGAAGTCATCCCCGCTTTACGGGCAAGCTCTTCTTGGGACAGATCCGCTTTAACACGTAAGACTTTCAATTTCTCTTTTTCGACCATTTTCTTTGCCTCCTTTGCTATCTGTCTATAACTATACACTTCGGTTTTTCTGAAGTCAAGCGTTAAATTACAGAAAATCCGAATTATCGACAAGAAACACACTTCACTTTATCCGAATTATGGTGTATACTATATGTAGGAAGTGAAGGAGGTGAAACAAAATAGTGAATTCTTTTTTCGCCCAAAATCTCCGTTATTTACGGGAAAGACAAAAAATTGAGCAACTTGAGCTGGCCAAGCTCTTAGGGAGAAAGAGTGCCTCGTCAATCAGTGAATGGGAAAAAGGTACTTACACCCCTAAGTCCGGTGTAATCTCGGACATTGCTAGAATCTTCAATGTGAAGATTGACGAACTCATGTCTGTGGATCTTTCTAGGCCTTCGAATCTCATGAGCGTGGCGCCTCAGACAGTAAGAGTTCCGATACTCGGAGTGATTGCTTGCGGTGATCCGATTCTTGCAGAAGAGAATATTAAAGGCTACCGGTTCGAATCTCCGGAAGACCTTCCTGGTGGAACTCTCTTCTACTTGGAGGCAGAAGGTGACAGTATGGAACCTACTATCCCGAACGGATCGCACGTATTGATTCGAGAGCAACCAGAAGTGGAATACGGGGAGATAGCGGCTGTGCTGCTGAACAGCGACTCAGAAGCCACTCTCAAGCGCGTCAAGAAGCAAGGCGACATGATAATGCTTATGCCTGACAATCCAGCTCATGCGCCCTACATCATCACGGAGGACAACCCAGCACGCATCATAGGTAAAGCAATGCGTTATGTGCAAGACCTTTAATTTTTAGGCCTAAGAATTAATAAGAGTAAGAGCAGCCCATCCGCTGCTCTTTTCTCTACCACGAAAGGAGAGGCTATTGTTGATAGCTGATAAGACGGTAAGAGTGTTTCTGTACATTCGGGTGTCTACGCAAGAACAAGCCCGTGAAGGCTACTCTATAGGCGCACAAGAGGAGCGGTTGAGGGCGTATGCAAAAGCCAAAGGCTACACAGTGGTGAAAGTCTATATAGATCCTGGTCTGACGGGATCCAATTTGGAAAGGCCCGCGCTACAAGAAATGATTAGACAGATTGATCAAGGCTCAGTTGATCTAGTCCTCGTATACAAACTGGACCGCCTCAGTCGCTCTCAAAAAGATACGTTGTTCTTGATTGAAGAAGTGTTCTTGAAAAATCACGTGGATTTTGTAAGCATGAACGAATCGTTTGATACGTCCACACCGTTCGGGCGGGCTATGATTGGCATACTATCCGTGTTCGCCCAGCTGGAACGAGAACAGATTCGTGAGCGGTCTATGATGGGCAAAGAAGCCAGAGCCAAGGAAGGGAAATGGCACGGGGGTGGAGGCGTAGAGCGTCTTGCTACAGGCTATTCTTACTCAGAGGGTGCCCTTACGGTAAACGAATATGAAGCGGAGCTTGTCAGAACCGTTTTTGCAGACTACAACAAAGGGCATGGTGCGAATAAGATTTTCCGAAAGGTAGCGAATCAATACCCAGGCGTCATCGCCTCGGAAACGTCGATTCGTAACATCCTTCGAAACCTTTTGTACATCGGGAAGATTAAGTATAAAGAAGAGATATTTGAGGGTTTGCATGAACCGATCGTAGACGAAAAAGTCTTTCATCGTACGCAAGACCTGCTGAAGAAACGGACCGTTACTGCAGTGCCTTTTCGGAAGAGTTATGTGTTTAGTGGGTTACTCTACTGCGGGCTTTGCGGAGCTAGAATGTTTGGGCGCTCGGGAGGCAGGCTGAAAAATGGAAACAGCATGCGTTATTACGTTTGCTACTCTAGGCAAGGTAACCGAGATCACATGATAACAGATCGGGACTGTAAGAAGAAAAGCGAGCGAAAAGAAAAACTTGAAGAGGCTATCTTTGTCGAGTTAAGGAAAGTGAACATGCGTTTTGTGGAAGGACGCAGAGCGGATGATGCAGGAGAAGCTAGCCGTGCGCTTGTGCTTGAAAAAGAAATTGCCAGTGTTGAGAAGCAAATTGCGAAGTTGGTGGATCTGTATAGCCTGGACAGCATCCCTTTGGATATCATGTCTGAGAAGATGGAAAGTCTAAAAAGTAAGAGGGATAGCATTCGTCGCCATCTTAGCGAGCTACAAGTTGAAGAGGCTGTAGAGAGTGACGAGGACTTAAAAGAAATAATCTCTTCGCTATCCGCGTTCGACTGGGATAACGAAGAGATTGAAAAGAAACGGCTTATTGCGGCCAAACTGATTAACAAGATCTCTGTTTACGAGGACCGCATCGACATAGAATGGGCGTTTTAAACGCCTACATAATCTATGTTGCAAATAACCTCGACATG